GGGCCTTGAAACGTAGTACGTGCCATGATGTATTCCTTACATACAAGTTAAGTGCATCAGTCTGTATGTCGTCAGCCGGGACTGTCTAATGCACCGGATAAGCCCGGATTAACATGTTTATACCACTACAATAAATCTAATGCAAGAAAAAAGGGAGCCGAAGCTCCCTCTTTTTTTAGACCTATTAGGCTCCGGGTGAACCGAAGATACCCAATGGATCTGACACGCCGAAGCTGTAACGCTCACGGGCTTTGTAACGAACGTTACCTGTGTCAAAGTCACCGTCCATGCCAGTAGACATGGGAGTGCGGATGAAGTGCTTTAAACCATTAGGCACATCAGTCAACAGGAACCAAGCATTGGTGTCTGTCAAGTAGTGGTTAATGCAATAGCCTTCAGGGATAGAACCATTGTTCTTCAAAGCGTTGATGTCATTGTCGGCTGTAGAAACACGGAGTTCGGTTTCAAGCAAACGAGTAGCAACGAATTGCAGAGCAGGTGGAATCACCAACTTCTTAGGCTTAGCGGCGATCAACAAGCTACGCTCATCTGTCCAAGCAGCGATTTGAATAACAGCGTTTTCCAACGATGTTTCATTCAAGTCAGAAGCGGTAGATGGAGTGTTACTGTTAGTACCACCAGAGACCAATGGGTGGGCAGTGTTACACAAAGTAACGCCGTCACCGTAGGTCACGCCAGAGCCAGAAAATGCGTTGTTCAACACAAAAGCGGCTTTAACTTGCTTGGTGTAAGCCATACCACGGGCCAAAGCCTTGGTATAACGTGAAGACAGGCTGTCGTACAAGTTATCTTCCACAGCTTCCTCTGTGATGGCAAAGCCCATCGCAATGGTTTCGTGTGTATAACGTGCAGTAAATGCTTCCTGTGCATTGTCATAAGCGATGGCAGAACCCTCGTTTTTGACAGGTGCTTGACCGAAGCCAGACAGCTTTGTCTCTTCTTCAAAGCTACGCTCAGATGATTCTGTTTCGTAGATTTCTTTGTGCTCTTCGCCGTATTTAGCGTACTCAAGACCGAACAAAGCGTTCAAGCCGGGGAGTAATTCTTTGAGCAGTTGTGCGCGTGAAATAGCCATGATTTAGCTCCTTAGATGCCAACGGCGTTAGTGAAAGCGGAAGCGCCGGGATTGAACTTAACAAACACTTCAGTGTAAGTATCAGTCAATGGGGAGGCGAAACCGATGATCTTAAACGCAGCGGCAGTAGTAACTACTGTGCTCTCCAAGGCGCTGGTAGAGTTACCTGTACGGGTAGAACCTGTAGAAGTAGACTGTGCAGCAGCAAAGAAGGTGTTTGCGCCAAGAGCGGCCTGAGTAACTTGGCCATCCAATTGAGCTTGGAAAGTCACGTTAGGGTCAGTGATAACGTATGCAGTTACCACGCCGGTTGTGCCGGAGGGATAGTACTGACCGTAAATCTGCTGGCCTTGTGCGTTGATGTAGGATGCACCAACAAAAACGCCCCAAGCACCCAAACTAGAACCACCAAGGTTATTGGTAGTTAAGTCTGCGCCGGTAGCGGTAGACAAAGCGATATAACCGTCTGCGTCAATGATAACTGCTTGTCCAAAGAACAAGTTAGTACCAGCGCCACTGGTTGGGTTAATCAAGAACTGACTCGTAGCGCCAGCATAGGGCATGCCGTCGTTACGATTAATGGCTCGAAGGCCATAGGGGGTATTGGTCATTGACATTTTAAGTCTCCAAAAAAATTTAAGTACCTTTTCCGAAAGTGACCGTGGACTTACGTTCTTTGAACATAGGCATCCGTGGATCATTTTCGCGCATATAGGTGTTGTCTACTGATTGCATCTGCGCTTCCGCTTGATTGCGATAGTACGCATTACGCTGCTCAGTAAATTCCACGGGTGTTTTGCAAAGTAACAGACCACTGACTTGAACGCTATCTGGAAATTGTGCATGGCTGCTAGATCCAAACAAACGAATTTCAGGATGGTCAGAAGCCTTTACGGGTTCCCAGCCTTCACGCAGTTTTGAAGAAATATTGGTAGCGTCTTCCTTATTCAAGGTACTAACACGGATCCAACGGAAAGCATAGCCCGGCTCTGGATGAGGATCAGGCAAAAGCTGTGGCGGCATCCAACGTTTTGGACGAGCAACAGCTTCACGGCTTTCAGTTTCACGTTTAGCGCGAGTTTGAGTTTCAGACATATCATTAACCTTTTCTTAATTCTGCAATTTTTTGAGCCATCAGTTCGTGGGATACGCCGAACTTTTTAGCCATCGTTACCTGAAATGGAGTGAGCCGGATCTTGGAAGATGAGGTGCTCCGTGTCGCAGGTGCGACGACATTCGATTTTTGACGAGGAGCGGAACTCGTTTGAGTTTCCGATTCGTTGTTATCCAGATCGAAGTTCTCTGGAAACACTTGGCGAATACGCGAATTAAGTCGCGTGTAATATTCGTCGGAGTTAGGGTCGATACCATTCTTAATGAGCTTAGTATGTAAGCCCAGAGCAAAGCTGGTCATCTCATCATCACTGCCAAACCAAGAATTCTCGCTTTGCCATCTAGCAGCTTTAGGATCTACTTGTGGCTGGCGAGGGACTTCCCTAGGTGCGATTTTTACTTCATTTTCTTCTTTTTGTAAAGCGGGTTTAAAATTATTTACTCGCTCCATTTTAATTTTGGCAGAAGTTAATAACTCCTGAGCCTCAACTAAAGCGTCAGAATCACCCGATTCATACGCACTTTTGTAGCGTCGTTTTGCTTCATCAACCTCATTAGATACTACTTTTTTAGCTTGTTCTAGTAATGCTGACTGCCCCTCAGATAATGAACCTTTGAGCTTTTTATTCTCTTCGGCCACAGATTGAGCAAAAGCAATAGCCTCTTCCCGCTCGCGGGCAGCTTCCTCAGCACGGCGGCGTTCACTGTGAAAGCCAGACTGTAAATCAGCAATACGCTTCTTTACCTTTTCATCATACTTTTCAATCTCGTCATCGTCATTAGACCGAGTAGATTTTGTTTCTTTTGAAGAGGTTTCAATCTCTACATCTACACCGCCGTCATCTTCCTGAACTGTTGTTTTTTTGTCAACTTCATCAGGAAATGCAAATTCTTCTTTATTAAAATTATCCATAAACTACTCCTTAATAGTTAGGTCGCTGAATTCCACGGGGATCCTGAACAACCGCTTCGACGCTATCGTCGTTAATCAGTCGCCACTCGGTACCGTGTATCTTCATTCGCGTCCCAGTATTAGGTCGCGTAATGATGAAGTCTCCAACTTTGCATGAAGCCCCTGAAGGAAATCGTTTTTCGTCTTTAAAAGCGTCTGGGCCAATCTTGGCCACAAACAAGACGGGAGAAAGCAATTCTTCGTGAAGCATTGCAGTGGCTGATTTTAAAATGCCAGTTTCGCTAAATTCCTCTTCAGCTTTGGGGAGCATACAAAGAATATGGTAAGTAGCGGGATCGGGCACTTGTCGTGCTTTCTCCTCTGGTTCTTTGTTTAGAAGGCCAGAAAGATCAACAGCAGACACATCAAATTCACTCATCGTCATCATCCTTAATTTTTCTTAAAAGGTCATTCAACTCATACTGCGCGGTTCGTAGACCCTTGATTACTCCGCACATTCCCCTGTAATCAGCGTAGTCTTTAGCCACGCCGTCACATAAAGATCCACTAATATCCTGAACCCGCTCATTAATTTTTTGGTTCAAGACTTCGAATATCTTCAGTTCCATGATGCACCTCTATTGGTTTAAAAGTAGTAATGTCGTAGTTAGCCGACTTACACCATACTCGTGCAAAGTTGCAATCCATTCTTAATGGACACGCTTCGCACTTAGCATTCTTTGTACTAATGTTATTTCCGTGGTTTCTGTATAAATACAACACTTTAGGTAATCGTGCCGCAGGAAACTTCTCGACAATTTGCATAAACAAATCGCCATCTGCACAGCCATTAGTACTAGCCAGCTTCTCGTTGTAACCTTGAATGTGCTTCATTACATCTGAGCGGTACATTCCAAAATGTCTCCACCCGTGTTGATGTAATTTATTAGGATCAAATGTGGGACTTGGGGAATAATGTTCGACCTCACCCTTCTTACCTATCTGGGCAAAGTCAGAGTAAATGAACTTTACGTTTGGTAGCTGGTCAAAAGCCAGCAACATCTCCTCAATGGCATACCTTTCAAGCATGTCATCGCTGTCAAAATGAGCATAAAAGTCCCCTTTTGCAAGCCCAGAAAGCTTCAACATTGTGCTGTTATAGCCAATATTTACCCCATTTTTGTGGACTTTTATGCGTTTATCGCCCTTAGATAAGACTTCCGCTAGCTCCCACGTACCATCATCAGACCCATCATCGAGAATTATTAGTTCCCAATTCTTATAAGTCTGCTTTTTTGCGCTATCAATAGCGTTTTTAATGTAAGCCACGTTGTTATACGCAGCCATTAGTAGGGAAACTAGCGGTTTTGTCATTTAGCCTCGCGTCATTTTGGTAATAACATCAGCTTTAAGCTTCTGTTCGGTCTGTTTCTGCTGGGATTGCAGTCTCATAGCCTCTCTTTGGCCCTCTGCTTTGATTCTTTCAGCATCAATGGCCAATCTAGCCTGCGCTAAAGCCATATCCGCCTGATCTTTTGCAGTTTTACGCTTGAGTTCTTCCGCTTTGATCTGCAATTCAGCTTGTTGCATCTGAATAAGCGGGTCTTGCGCCTGTTGTTGAGCTTGTTTCTGCTGAGCCATAGCGGTATTGCTCTGTAAAAGCTGGGCACTTGCCTCGGCAATAAGCTTTGACAACTGAACTTCCACATCTTCTGGCAGTTTTTCGTTTGGAGGAGGAAGCGGTACACCCATTTGCTCTTCAATCTTGCGTCTGTACAAGAATCCTAAGTGCTCCGCGATGTGAGCTTGGATAGCCGCCATCATTTGCTGAGCCATAGGGTTCTGTCCCATCGTTGCAGCAATCATTGGATCTTGCATAAACGTCGTATGAGCCGCAATGTGAGCATCTTGATCCTGATAGATGAACGCTTTAGTAGGTTCGCCCTTCAAGAACGCCATGTTCTCAGAGATAGGATCTCTTGGTTGTTCATCGTCAGGAGTCGGTACTAACTTCTCGCCATTCTTAATACCCAAAACCTCAATCATCTGACGATGTAGGTTAGGTAAGTTGTAGATCTGCGGAGCTTGCTGCGCCATCTGCATCACAGCTTGGTACTGCATGATCCTTTGAGCCATCGTCGAGCTATTAGGATCTGATACAGGTATGACATCCACCATGTCATAGTCTTCCTGCTTAGCCATCCTCGTACCAGAGGTGGGTTCGTACTCATACTCTGTAGGAGCGTAGTCACGAATGATCGCCTTTAGGATCTTGAACTCTTGTTTCATAGCGTAGTGAACCCGCGCCTGCACAGCAGACATCGTTTTCAATTGACGCTCTAACAAAGCTAACGTAGTTCCTACTGGAGAATTAGCAGACATATCGCTGATGTTCATATCAGCAATAGATCCTAAACGTCTACCCTCTTCAGTGACCTTATCCAACAACATAGACAAAACTTGTGATGGCTCCTTATAAGGAAGCATCATGATGTTGTCTTTGATAGAACCACTAGGTACGTCTACATCTCGGAATTCGCCGGGAGCGATAGGTGTATCGTCACCTTTAACTCGGAGTCCTCTAGACTTCAAGCCGCCGGGCAGATTGCTTAATGTGCCAGCATCAATGAGTTGTCTAATAAGAGACGTACCGGCTCTGGCATAACCACCAATAAGATGTATGAAACCAAAGCCATAAGCACCAAAGCCGGGTACATAATCGTACTGAACAAAGTGTTGTCTCTTAAGGCGCTTCTTATCTGATTCATTCCAGTTCCTGTAAATAGATAAAACTTTATTAGTCCCAACGTCAATCGTGATGATGTAAGGTAAAGCAATACCGTCTTCATCTTCATAGCCCGGCAGATCGTAGTCAACTTGGATTTCATAAATCTGGTAGCGGTCGTCGTCAGTTACTGAGTAACCCTGCTCGTCCGCTTTTTTCTTCTCTACGTCAGTGTGTAAGTTACTAGGCTCTCCCAGATCTACATCAACATAGAAGCCTGCTACCTGTAGTTTCTTTAGTTCATTCTTAGACTTACGCATGATGTGCGTAACTCTCTCTGCTGTCCTAGAACTACTAGAGCCGTAAGGAATAATCACATCCTCGGCGGGTACGTAGACAGAAGTCTGTCGTCCCAAACTGGGATCATAGTAAACCTTCTTAAAGGCCGAACCAGCTAGACCTAAGTTAAACAACATCCTCTCGTGCTCAGGGCGATACTCAGGCATTTCTTCCGTGAGTTTATAGTTCATGTCCTCCTGAACTCGCGCAGCCGCTTCAGTTTTAAGTCGGTCAATTGCACCAATAATTTCAGTTTTGACTGGCCCCGCCGCAGGGAACGTTTCAATAATCGTCTCGCTCTGGAACCTAACCGCAGCTTCTGTAAGGATCGTAGAGAAAACTCCACAAGCACCATTCCACGGCTCAGTACGTTCTTCATACTTCATCCCCAAAACATCTAGACCCTTGACATACATCTCCACCCAGTCTTTGCGAGATGTCACATCACTAGACACCTCTTCCACCAGATCAGATCCAATCGTAGCTAATACGCTTTCGTCCATGAACTCAGCCAAGTTGTCGTCAAATTGATCTTCTCCTCCGGTCGGCGGAGTCAGATCAATCTCAATCCCATCTATCTCAATAGACATAGATTCAGGATTCTCAACTTCGATTTCAATTTCTGGGCCTTCCAGAGATTCAATGCCTTTGGGCATTTCGTATAAAGATTTTTCCATGAGAGCCTCAATAGTAAACGTGCTTCTTTCTGAAGCCGATTAGATCTTCACGCTCGTCTGTATCGAGCCGCAAAAACCCACCTTGTCTGAAACGAATCAGTGCTTGAACACAAGCATCAACCAAGTCATCATGGTCAGCATTCGGAAACGCCGCCATCTGCTCAACTAACTCGTGCGCCCACCTCGTATCAGGTGCCCATACTTTACCCGACTTGAACAAATCAGTCACCGAATTTAGTCGCACAAATTTATCATTACCTCTAGACGGGGTGTATTCACTAACAACTATCCCCATCCGTCTTAATTCAAATATCAGCGGAGCGCCGGCAGCCTTAGCCTCCACAACAAAAGCATCCGGCTCCCAGTCCTTATAGTGCTCGTAAGCTTTCTCCTTCAATTCAGGGAACTCCATCCTTTTCTGGAAAGCATCTAACAGAATAATATTAATATCTTCTGGGTTCTCATTTAAGTGAAATACCCCAAGGGTCACGCAGGCGGAATAGTCTGATCGCTCATTCTTAGTAAAAGCGGTATCCCAACTTTGAATAATAAATTCACACTTAGGAGGATCCTCATGCTCCCAAATCTTCCACCACTCCCGTTTAACTAAAGCACCCTCTTCTCCCGTAGGGTTTTGCTGATACTGAGCGTTCCACTTAGAAGGAGGAAGTTCTTCTCTCAGAGCTTCTAATTCCTCTAGACTCCAGAACTCTGGCCATAAAGGTTTCCCGCTAGGCATGATTGCAGGTAACTCTATAACCTCCCACTCCTCCCCTTTATCCCTACTGGCTGCATCTTTAATAATCCTACCAGTCAGGTCTTTCTCCGACCAACGGGTCATCACAACAACAATAGCCCCACCCGGCTGTAAACGTTGTCTAGGCCCAGAGGTGTACCACTCGTAAACTTTATCAAAAACAGTAGGATCCCCCTGAGCTAAAGCCGCTTCCTGTTCAGAGTGAGGATCGTCAATAATTAAAAGATCAGCACCTTTTCCGGTAACAGTACCTTGTACACCGATAGCAAAGTACTCCCCTCCCCCACTGGTCGCCCAGCGGCCAGCAGCTTTACTATCTTGTCTCAAAGCAACGTTAGGAAAGATCCTAGAGTACTGTTCTGAATCTACTAAGTTCCTAACCTTCCTACCAAATCCTACAGCGAGATCAGCGGTGTTAGAACACTGGATAACCTTCTTATTCGGGAAACGGCCAAGGAACCATGACGGTAATAGATAGGAGGCAAACTCAGACTTAGTATGCCTAGGAGCCATATTAATGATTAACCGTTTAATCTTCCCATTAGCTATATCCTCAAACTTCTTAGCCATCAACGAATGATGTCTTCCCCCCACAAATCCCGGCCACATCTGCTTAATATATTCCATGAAAGAAGCATGAGACCTCTCACGAGTCAACGCACTCTTATACGTCTCAACACTCGCCAAGAATTCCTCCTGCTCGTTTGCAGGCAACTTTTCAATCAAATCTTCTAGCTTCACTCTAAATTCCTGAAGTTAATATAAACAGGTCTGATCGTCCTACCCTGTCTATCAACCTTCTTTATAACACCTATATTCACAAGCCGCTTAATTATTTTAGAAGTATTAGACATACTCATCTTTCCACGCTGGTGAGCTATGTCCTTAAGAGAGGGACTAAACCCGTACCTCTTCCACCATTCATCAATAATCAAAAACACTTCCTTCTGCACCGGGGTCATCTCTACCTCCATACATTCGTTAAACGTCATGTCACTTTTACGTGACACCATTTTCTTATTTATCTGTACTTTTAAAAACCGCATAAAAATTTTAATTTTTCTAGAAAATTATTTTGCAGAAAAATTTTAATTTTTCTACGCCGGGGTGTCTCCCCTAAAAGGATGGGTGGGTGCTGCTCCAGAAACTTTTTCTGGGGGTGGGGGGTCTTCCAAAACCGAATCTTGTTGGGTTGGTTCGTGTGGAATAGTATGTATAGGATCTTGGGACTCCGCAACGCCGTTCGGGGGGGTCGGGAGTGGGTGGGTCTCGCCCGATAGCTCGCGCAAAAGGGTGTCGGCCTCTATGATCGTCGCATCTTCCGCGCGCCCGTTGAGCATCTCCCGCAACTGCGCCATGATCTGCGCCTTGGTGTCTGCGCTCGATGAGATGGTTCGAACCTCGCGCCTCTCAGTGAATGCGGAAACCTCTGTCACTGTGCCAAGTACCTTCGCGCTCGCCACTTTGGTTGACTGTTTAGCCTTTGGGTCAATCAATACTTGGACAAGGGATTGAATTACCAACTCCCTCAAAGCAACAGGGGTGCGATGTTTAGCCGACTCTAAAGCCAGCCTGTAAGCCTCGACCTCTTGGATGACTCTTGGATCATTGGCTAGCGTGTAAGGGTCTTTGGCGAGGCTAGAGGGTTTGGCATCCGCCTTGTAAGCCTTGCGGTAAGCGTCAACCTTCTTTGACCCCTTCGCTATCTCCCTTGCGAACGTTTGCATTTTCGGGGTGATCTCCTTGTGGGAAACGCCTAGTATGTCTGCCATTGGGACTTGTTCTAGACCTTCCTTGATCTGCTTGCGTGTGAGTGTTTTCATGGTGTGTTCTCTCCTTCTACAGTGGGGGAATAGTAAGCAAAGCCGACCCGCTTCGCTATGTCCTTACGGGCGCGATTGGAACAGAAAAATTTTAATTTTTCTAGCCCTTTGTGCAGCTTGTTTTTGTAAGCATTTCGTTCACAATTTAAAAAGCACTTTCACCATGTTTTTTTAATACTTTGTGTTTCATAGGGAAAACCCCTAGCGTTGATTTTAAAGGGTTTTTTGATACATGGCACGATTCTATTATGCTATATATGTGTAAGGCACGATAAATCGTTACACTGCTTTACAACCACTTACAAAGGAACTTAAAATCATGACCAAGATCAATGCTGAATGTTACTTCCAACCCGAGACCTACAACCCTCGTATTCGTGCAACTGTGCCACCCGCTTGGGTTATCGAATTTGAGTGCGCCTTGCCCAACACAAACGTTCCGCCTGTGTTCTATGGGCACACACGCAGGGAAGCCATTGAAAACGCTATTGCGACCCTTCAATCCTTCGGTCTTACTGGCCGTTTGATTCTTAACTAATCCCGCCCCTTCGGGGGCTTTTACTTCAAAGGAAGAACCATGATCCAGTACCTTGAGACAATTTATTTAGCCGTTAAGACGCTGATCTGCTTCGCAGGTTACGTCGCATCAATTTTTATCGGAGAGCCATCCGAGACCCTAGGGCTTGTCACTGCCCTGTCTGCCGGATCTTGCGCCCTGTTCGCCCTTATTCAAACCGACTGGAGCTAAACCATGCAACTAGACCTGACTTCAATACAAACCGCAGAACTTTGGATGATCTTGGCACTTCGCATTGAGCATCTAGAACTTGAAATCGCCACCTGTAAAAACGATGACGTTCGCGCCATTGCCCGCAGACAACTGACACGCACAAAACCAATTTTTGAAGTTGTTAACGCACACGTTATACCGCCACCGCATAAAGGAGACCACCCAATGAATGCCATTGTCCTAGACACACCCGAAAAGATCGCCCGCTTCCGCCTTCTAGCCCTTCGGGGGGCTTTGCGCCTTGAGATCGCGGGCATGAAAAAGCGGGGTCAATCCGCTTATCAGACCCTCAAAAACGAGGGCTATACCGGCACACGCGCCCAAGTACTTGAGCAACTTCACAACCACCTAGAAACCACAAAGGAGACCATCCGATGAAACGCTATTTTGTCCACATCCCAACATGGATACATGTCGCCATGACTTGCTACGGCACGAACAAAAAGGACGCTATCGCCCGATTCCGCCATCAGCATGGGCTTGTCCGCATGCCCAAGGGCTACGGCATTTGGGAGGCTTGAACCATGTTTACCACCCACGACCCCGCAATTCTTTAAGGAGACCATCCGATGATTACCCCAAACGACTTCACAAAAATTCGCCATGACATTAACGGAAACCCGCGCTACGTCTGCCACTTTCTGCACCTTGATGTGCATGGATGGCAAAGCAATTTAAGCGTTTCCGCCCGCTATGACATAGCCGTCCAACTGGGCAAGGCATTAGGCGGAAAAAAGTATCACACCAAAGGCTACGGAGGGGGCATTGTTTTTCAATGCTTCAACTTGCGCGACCTTTGCGAACACATTAACCGATTGACCCATAAAGAGGAGGCCACCTCATGAACTACCCACCCGCTTACATCATCGACATGGGCTATAAATTCGAGAAAACAAAAAGCAGCACACGAGCGAATTTTTACCGAACTTGGCTAGCCCAAGCCACCGCCAAAGACCCCGACAACCGCTTGGAGATCGTCCGATTGTTTGAGATAGGTAGGGCAGAGGCTAGATAACCGCCTGAAGCCCTTTTTGAGGGCTTTGGAGGGTACTTTTGCCCGAACAGGAGAAACTAAATGATGAAAGTTGATAAATACAACGTCCGGATTGTGCGAAAGGGCGACCGCTTCGGGCGCGACGATTGTTTGACCCATGACGAGGACAAGCCAATGGTTGAATTCTACGACTCGAACCACCCGACCAATGACGGGCGGGGCGGGTTTGTGAGCCGTTATTACGTCGGGACGCTACTCGGGCACGAGGGCTTTTATGGGGGCGACCCTACGGGCGGACTATGCCTTGACGGGGGTCAGCGCGACATCTACACAGTCAGCGATGAGGATATGAACACAGTTAGAACATACATTCAAGAGGCAACAAGATGAACACCAAAACTCACAAATCAATACACCGAGGATGGATTACAGAATCTCACGTTGAGATTAACGACACCATGCGCCTGAGAATCCTCACCATGAAACGATGGGGCGGGTCTCTCTGCACCACCGCCACAGTCGAGCACAAAGACGGAAATTATTTTTCCTACGAGCCGTTTAAAGACTACGACAAAACAATCTTGAGCACACGCCCCGCACGAGTAACTCAGCGCACAGTCGAGGAACAACACGCACAGGCTACGCGAAACCTTGACCTAATCCGCGACACCATCGATCACCATTATTCATTGACTCACTAAAGGAGACCATCCGATGAAGTACGAAACGATCACAGTTAACGGCTACTGGGTAGACAGTAAAGAACCATTCAACGGCATGACTGTTGCCCTTGGTGAATGGGACGGCATAGAAGATGCAGAGGATGAGCGCATTTTCTTTTATTTGGACGGACTGCCCGCGCTTGGTGAGCATTCCGATTTTGTAATCACAGAAGTTTTAGAGGAGACCATCCGATGATTGAAATTATTAAGACCGATGAGGGCTATCGGGTGCAACACATGGACGGAGAACTAAAGGGCAAATATCTTTGGGACTTGGCAGGAAATGATTTGTTTGAAACATACGAGGAAGCCGAAAGGGTGTTTTATGGGCTTGATAAACCCATTGTTTTCAACATTCCCGATTGGGATTGGGGAGAGAAAAGCAACAAGAAACTTCGCAAGATGTTTTCTATTCCCGCAGATCAGCCGATGCACAAAGATCACCGCCTTGAATTTTTCCTTGACCATCTTTTACAGGAAGTTGACGTTAACGAATTAGTCAGCGTTTATCTGCACTACACGCCATTGAAAGTATTGAAAAGCCAAGCCGATGCAATCGGTTGTTATGAACTTGAGGAGGACGAATAATGACACACGCAGAACTAAAAGCACAGATCAGCGATCTTTTAGTAGAGAACCATCCGGCAGAACTTGAGCGACTGACTGGCGTAGAAGATACGATCTGCAAAAAGATTGTGCATGAGCTTTACATGGAGAGATTCAATGACCCCAACTGTTGGGAGACTGAAAGAGTAGGTGACGTATGGGTCATATTCGGCAAGACTTGCGATGAGTGGATTGATGAGAACGGAGATTACCGATGCTTTGATACCAAGGAAGAAGCCAAACAATATATTGAGGAGACCATCCGATGAAGACACGTAAAGAAAAAATTGATGCCATGACTCGTTATGAATTGCAATACTTATTAGATAACCCCGAATGGCTAGAAGACAACGTGCTTTTCTTTGCCAAAGGTGGCTTTACCACCTACACAGATGAAAACATAAACCAACATTATCAAGAACAAATAGACGAAGGGATGGAGCCATGAAAGTATCGGAACTAATCGCCCACTTACAAGAACTGCCCCCGCACCTAGATGTACTGATCTGGGACGCAGGAAACCGCATGGGTATTTCAATGGTAGATGACGCATTTATCCATGATGAGCAGTACCCTTTTGTTGAACTAAACACAGACACAGACGACTAATTAAAGGAGAAAGCAAATGACTGCAATAACTAAAACACAGATGGTAAACGCCTGTGTTGAATACGAAACGGATTGGTTCTTTGATAGAGAACTTGACGAACAGAGGGAAGTGTTCCGACACATCCAACTGCATGGGTTTGATGGGTTTAACAAAATCCCAGACGAAGAATTGTTCGCCACTTGTGTACACAAGGGCATCTTTTTAATGGAGGAATGAAATGAAATACGAACAAGTTTGCAAGATACTTAATGACGCAAAGATTGACTTTTGGGTCAACGATATTGACAAGACTAAATACATTCATGTCAACTTTGATGCTGAGTTTGAACCGACACACGAACAAACGGCATTTATTGACGCTTACCTAACTTGCGTTGCAAGCGCAACAGAGGAGGAGTGCATAGCCTTTTTTGAAGAAGAAGCACCGCAAGATGGAGACGCATTCACAGACAAGTGGAGCTTAGGCACATACTCATCCATCATGGACGCATGGTGCGTTTGGCAACAAGCTATGAGCTACGCAAGGAGTAACAAATGAAAACTTACAAAGTAATTGCCAAGCTAACAACATACTTTTATGAACACGTAGAGGCTGCAAATGAGGACGAAGCCTATGCCATAGCCAAGGACATGGACGGAGGAGCGTTTATCCCTGTCGATCAGGGTATCGGAGGCGACTGGTCTATTGACAACGTTTATGAGGTGACACCATGAACTACCAATCAAGCTACTGGGACGATGAGAAGCTAGACATATTCCGAGACATGGAACGCAGGGCTTTTGCCGAGGGTAAACCGCAGGAAGTGACAGACCTCTACGGCTTTATCATCGACACCCTCGAAGAACTTATTCAAGTAAAAGAATCAATGGAGTAAATCATGGATACATTACGCAAATACCCACGCACCCTAGCCGAAGCCTTTCCCAAGGACTCAGAGCACCGCGCCCGCTACGGGTGTGCCATAGAAATCACAGAAGAACCTCCGACTTACTGGCTTGAGACCTTGCAATTTGCCGTAGTTTGTATTGCAATAGGCTATTTGCTTGGCAAAATCTTTTAATGAAGAAAACTCTGTTCGCAATCTATCTCGTAGAAGATGAAAAAGGTTTCGTAACTGTCAAGTCTGACCACATAGGACACGGCATGATGAGCTACGAAATCGGCTTAGAGATACTGTCAAACCTCAAGATCGCGGAGGCTATGCACCCCGAAATCTTGAGCGTTGACTACATGTATTACTCAGACCAAGTTCAATGAGCGTACTAGGCTTAATCCAAACCGGAGAACGCCTATCCTTTGGTGAGTGTCGTTAGCGTCCTCTCCCTCGACATCGCTCATCCAGTAAGGCCATCCGATCTCCTTAGCAACCCGCTCCCCCGTCTTGCTTTTATCGTTGTCCGCAACTATGAGTCCATCCGGTAAGCCCTGCGCCACCTTCTTCATGTTCCCCGCGCTGAAGCAAACATGGATCGTGTACCTCCGGCTCATCTTTCTAAAAGCCTCTTGGATAGACAGACCCGTTGCGTAACCTTCACAAAGTATATGAATCCCCTTGTTATCCATGACCAACTCCGCATTACTGGTGCGCTGACCATACAGAAACTTCTTAGATCCATCCTCCTCGATTAGCTGACATCCGACTAAGTGTCCATCCACCCGCATGGGAATGACCATTGTTTTCTTACCCTCATGCCCCCACACCATATCTTCTGCGCCTACAAAACCCTTCTTGTCTAGATACGGATGCTTACCAATACCCGCCTGACTCAAGATAAAAGCAGCCCGCTTGACTGCATCTTCCTGATCTGCCCTGCGTTTAGCCTCGACCACCGCAAGATCCTTGGCTATTTTCTTTCTGTCAATCTTGATCGGTGTCTCTGGTTGCCACACAGATACCTCGGTATCGACCGCATGGTTCTGCACAAACCCGTGATCTCCCATGAACTTGACCGCCCCGTTTCTTTTCTTTGGGTGGTCATCCGTTGGGTATCTTCTCCAGACTCCTATCGGTGGAGGGATGTCGATCAATACCCCGTGCGCCCTGCAAAATGAAATGAATTCCATTAACGCATCCTCCTGATTGACTTAACGTATCTATTGATCCCATCCTGCACAAACTTAGAAACATTTGCATCCGGCATGACCGGATTGTCCTCCAACCCGCGAGGCCAGACTCCGAACTTCTCTCGGTACACATTAGCCGCCCGTCCCTTCGACCATCCGTTGTATTTCATGTACCAGTTCATCATCGACCACCACAACTGCTTACTCTCGCGAGCCATAGTGCCAGTCAACTCCTCCATCTCACCCGCTACCGCCTCGACCTTGGTCTTTCTCTGCCGTATATGTCCACATGACTTGCACATATCTGAATTCAAAGGCCACAAAGCCCCACACGCAGGACACTTAGCTAATTCTTTTTCCTTCTCGCTTGGTTCTTTCTTAGTCTTCTCCGCCCCGTCATCTAGTTCACTAACACCACCACCAAACACCTCATCCCACTCCTCGCGGAATCTAAGATAGTTACCCGAATGATCCAACCACACGGCAAACTCTTTCCCTTCATGACCGCGCATGACCCGTCCCATCTGCTGAATGTGGGAGGACAAGGACTTAGAGAACGGCCTAGCCGATACCCCAATCATCACATCGGACACATCAAATCCTTTAGTCAGGATGTCAGTAGCAATCAACCCTTGAATCTCTGTGTTTGGCTTACTAAACTCCTCGATCACATCCTTCTTATACTGATCGTCATCCCGATAACTGATATTGATAAAGTTATAGCCACGATCACCAAACTTCTGCGCCAAGTCAGCACCATGAGCTACACCGGAGCAGAACACAATCGTCTTTGCCGGCTTACCAAATATCTCATTGGTCTTTTTCTCCCACTCCACCACGATGTCGCCTGTGATCTGCATACCCCGTTTAGTAGTCTCGATAGGAGACCATTCGCCCGCCACCTTCTTAGCCCCTTCCATATTTATTTCTTTGGCAATAAATACTTTTAGCGGGACAAGCACCTTGTCATCTACCAACTCTTGTGTCGTGACAGTAGAGACCACATCCTCATAGACCTTGGCTAACCCCTTGGTAAAAGGTGTAGCACTCAGACCTATGACTCTGATCGCTGGATTGTTCTTGATGAACTCGACTGTTGCCGCACGGGTCTGGTGGGCTTCGTCAATGATGAGTAGGTTTAGATTGGGAAACTCCTCGCGTCTCTCCAATGTCTGAGCCGAACAGATCTGTATCTTCTCAGACGGGAGATCACGCCAGTGACCTGACTGTAAGACTCCATGATCTATGTTGTATTTGTCTAGCCGTTGACTCGTCTGATCGCACAGAATGATCCTGTCTAAGATCATTGCCGCCCGATTACCCTTCTGGCTTGTGGCTTCGAGCAAAGCGATAGCCATCTCCGTTTTACCTGCACCCGTGGGGGCGTAGAGCATCAGGCTTTTTTTGCCCGATGCAAACCCCTTACGCAATGCCTCTAGCGTAGCCTTCTGATAAGGCCGTAACTCTAATCCCATATTGTTTCTCCAGCTACCCACACATTAGCCTGTGGGCTTAGGCTTTACTCACTTCTTTAATTGTCTTTGCATCGCTGCAATTTGCTTTTTCATTGCCGCATTTTCATTAAGCAATGTGTCCCGACTGATACGGGTAGACTTCAATTCGATCTCTAACAAACGAATATCCTCACGCAACTGCGCGATAGTGTTCTCAACTAACTTCTTCTCTGACTCGTCAGCCGCATAAACTGCCACCGCCAAACGATCCTTCAGCTTGTCGTTCTCATCTGCCAATGACTTAATCACATCTCCTGAAGTGTCATGCTTGGGTTCTTCTTCGGGCTTCTCATACTTAGCCTTACGCTCAAACACTTTACCATTGCGAGTAACCTTCACGACCTCTGGCTTAACACCACCGCGAACTAAATTGACCAAAGTCACAGACACACGACACGCCTTGGCTATCTCGGTGTTGTTCCAAAACTGCCACTCAAAGTCATCAAGCATGGCCTGAACTGCGTTGCGCTTGTCCTCGTTGCTACGATGTCTTCCGTTCTCTGCATTCACACTAAAGGATCTAAGGATCGCATCCCTCAATGTGCCGTTAACAACTGTTACCTCGATGTCCTTTAAGCCGGCCTTCTGGTGGGCAAAGTACCGGTGGTATCCGTCAGTCAAGTAATAATTTATGCCGTCGTAGTACGCAAGCACCGGAGGAAACCTCGCACCACCTGCAAGCGACTCTGCGTATTCATCCACCGCCTCTTGAATAATCTTGACCCGTGACTGTGTACCGCCATCTATTGTGAGTTGATTAAGTTTCATTTGCCTTGTCCTTTCATTGTCCATCCTATTAAAAAGTAACACCACTTGGTATTGATGTTGATGTTGGTGTACCTCTTACCATTCCAAGCATCAGCAATGCTTCTGCCTTTGGTGGCCATGTAAGACTCAAACGCCTGTCGTGCTTCGTTCATGTGTTTGCTTTCAGATAGTTAATCTCGCGTTGGTAGTGGGCTATAAGCTCCTCCAACATCTTGCTATATTTCTTTTCCCATTCCAGTTTTGCTTTTAGTTCTTCCATTACGATCTCCTTATTGCCCTTCTAGTCCAGCAGTTTGCACAATGCCACTTGTTGGGTGACATCTGAATGCCTCCCTCTGGTGGCTTCTCTTCCTTACACTTGTCACATACTTTGAGTTGGTGGTAAGGCTGCTTGCTTCCAAGCACCAACTGTTGCGCTACAAATCCATTCATTCTTCGTCATCCCAAAAATCTTGAGGCCATACCAGTACGGGTGTCGTAACCCCCAAGTAACCGCCTTCAACGTTGACTTCAATAAACTCACGAGCTTCGTCGGCCTCCATGCCGTCGCGCTTCATAAGAATCTCCCGTATCTTTTCTCCGTCATAGACAAGCACTTGAACCTGTTGCCTGTCGCGCCAGATAAATGCAGGGCCAAGGATGGCTTCGTCGTAACCTTCATACTTAATCATCGCTTCATGCCCCTTATGTAAACTGCAAAACTTGATGTGGTGTCCTGCCCAAACATGGTCATCTTCTCAATCTCCTTAGCCACCTCTTCAATGGTGTCGTTGCGTATCTTCTCTGACACCTCATTGATCTGAGCCTTGACCATCTGCCGCTTGCGCCAACCCATCGCCTTCTCCCATATATTTAATTCAGGTTCTGACATGGAATTCCTTTCAGGTTTGGAAACATCTTATCTACCTGTGCTTTGATTCTGTCGTTACGTTCTTTGATCTTTGCTGCCCTCTCAAGGATAGGCGTGATAAGCCACGGGATTCTTTTGTTATGACTCAGCTTTGCTAGTATTCTTTTTCGGTTTGTTCTTGCTTTCATCTTTCCTCCTGTATTCAATTACCTCATTTAACAACTGCTCCATCTCATAAGACGCTTCTAAATGGAACGGACTGATTGGCTTGCAATTAGCCATTGATCTCATCATTCCAATAGTCAACCTTGCCGTGCGTTCACTTAGGGGTTTCATGCTTTCTCCTTGTTAAAGAACCACTTCCATCTGCGTTGCTTTGCAATAAAAAACAATGCTGTCTGTGCATATTTTTCAAGCGATATACCCATCGTCTTGGCTAACGCAACTTCGGTGGCGGTCAAAGTAATCTTGCTTACCTTGTTTTGGCCTCTTACCTTTCGGACTTTCATGCTTGTCCCCTTGCTCGGATGTCTAAAGCCGCTGCAATCATTTCAACTGCAACGCCTTCACGTTTCTGTTGCGCTTCCAACAAATTTGCCATGTTGGTGATGATGGCTTCGTATTTATTGCGCTCAGCTTCTGCTACCAGTTGGGCAAAGCTTTCAAACTTCTCAATGTCCTTATCACTGGCGTGTCTGATAAAGCCAAGCCCTACCTTCTCAGCAACTTCAAATAGTTCATCGCGGGTCATCTTGGTGCGTCCTCTTGATTAAACTTTTCTAAATCTTTAAGCCATTGCTTAAATTCTGAAAGTTTGTACAACTGTGGCCTAGTGCCAACATAGGAAAGTCTTCGTTCAATTGCTGGTTTGGGTGGGGATGGATACCCTTCACGCCGTCGGCCTTTTATTTTGTTTCTAAGATCTGTTTCATCAATGTTTAATTTGTCAGCAATCTCAGTTATCTCAAATAAAGGTTCACGCTTGACATGAGATTTATTTTTGTAATCTGAATACTTAAAAAGTTTCATAACGGTGCGTCCTCGTCTGTTGGCGGTAGACCCGTATCTTTGTATACCCACCCAATGCGGTACTTAGCACCCTTGTAGGGGGCAAGAATAATCTCTCTGCCGTTTAACATTCGGGTCTCGCCTTGCTCCATTAGGTCTTCCAAAGAATTAGGCGGGTTTGAATTGGGGAACGGCCAAGTCATTTCGTATCCTCAAAGATCTCATCGAACTGCTCCACTAACTTCTGCGTTACCTCAGCTTCCACCCACGCCACCATCGTTCTGCCAAGGATGTTGTCGAACTCTGGGAATGTCTGGTTGAATCTCTCTATCTGCTCTTTGGTCATCACTGATCTCCTTTGCTTAAGTTTCTTAGCTTCCACATGACACCTCATGTCATCCTCCCACGTAGCCCACTCAAAAAGCCACCGCCACATGAACTCTTCATTCATGCAACCATGTTGGTACTTGGCCATCGTCAGGCATGTTTCTTTACTTGGTCTGTCCATTCTTGATCTCCCTGATTACTCTCTTGATAACCGCAGCAGTTACCCCGAATCTCTCAGCAATAACTCTCATAGAGAGACCCTCGTTCATAAGCACCTCAACCCTGCGCTTATCCACCGATGTAGCAGGGCGACCCGCCCCTCTTCTTGCTCCACCATGCGTTAGATTCTCTTCGTTATACCTCATTGCTTATCTCCTGTTATACCTGCTATGTTTCCAATTATTATTGCACAGTTCTAGCAGTTTGTGCCGTCTGTTGTAAAAAGGTGCTAGGGACTTTCCCTAATGTTGCGTTTTAAATACGCCTGTAACTTTGTTACCTTTAGCCTTGTTGCAAGGGCCGCAGAGCGGCTGTAGGTTCTCAATGTCCAAAGCAAGTTCAGGGTAGTACTTACGTGGTTTGATGTGATCCATGTTAATAGGGAACTTGCGACTGTTCTCTCTCCCACATTTAAAACATATCAGCCCGTACCTCTCGGCAGCTTCTCGGCGAAGCTTCCTCCACTCATCCGTGTACAGGAACGGGTCTGCCGTCTTACGCAGTTCGTCTGCTACCTCGTTATCCGTCATGGACGAAGCCCGTACCGCCCAAGCTAGTTTCACCGCCTTGCGTTTCAACTTATTGGAAAGGTTCATTTCACATCCTTGGTGGGTGCTAGGCTCGGCTGGGCAAGACTCTGCCTAGGGGAGAGAGTATCTCCACCTAGGCGTTTATCCACATCCCCGGAGCCGTAGCTTAGTATCGTGTGGGGTGACATCAATCCAGCTTGTGTCACCTCTGAATGCTTTCCGTCGCTTGGCAACGTCTAGCTCGGCCATTCAGCCCGTTGCCGCCACCCGCAGACTGAACCACGGACAACAACGGAACTCCCCCGATTGCACCTTGCATCTTCCAGTGCTCTCGCCCCAAGACGGAACGTTGTAGGGTTGGTGGACTGCGGACTACACCTTACGGCTTCCTACGCTTCCCTCGTGCCAACCCAAAACCCGATAGTTTCTTGAGGCAAGTTGTCGTAGGAGGAGAGACTGGAACTGCCACATAAAGCAGTGTTTTCAAAACAAGAAAGGGCTTGTAACGGCGCTAACCCGCCACCAGTCCCAGTCTCAAAAACAAAAGGCCGCTTACAACTGCGTCCGGTCGGAGCCTTGCTTAATGACTCTCCCCACAGAAAGCATTAAGTAAAGCGGAACGCATGTGTAAACGGCCTCAAATTCATTGCCTCCGACAGCAACGGGCGGATTATAAGCACAACTGTTCCGGCCTTGTCAACTCCCGTAGAAAAATTAAAATTTTTCTGCAACTGTTGGGGCAAAACCACAGGGCAAAGTACACTTTTTTTGTTGCCCCATTTGCCCTAAAAACTCCAGTATCCATGCGGGTTCCAAGGCATTTGGGGCAAGAAAGTTGTTACACATATATATATGTGAAACAAACTCAAATACGACACGGTGTCGCTTTTGCCCCATTTGCCCCAAAAAAAAGTGGCCCCAGTTACGAGGCCACTAAAACAATCAAAGGAAAAAAGCAACTCACAAAACAACCAGCCCTCTGGATTGCCACCATATTACTCGCAGCGTTTAAGAATTTCAAGTGCTTCCCCTACAGAATTAACTACTACTAGCATTCCACCTGTCCACTCGTCGAAGAATTTCTGCTCGGCCTCGGTGAGCTTCCTTGCTGAAGGAACTTTGTCCCCGTCTTTGACCTCCATAAGCACCGTATAGCCGTTATAAGCCACCAAAAGATCAGGGATGCCATCACCCTGCGAGATGATCCTTACGACCGCTCCTGCGCCCCGTAATGCGTCCACAATTTTGTTCTGGTTAGCGTCGATTCTGTTGGCGTATCTCATGGTGTCTCCTACCTGATAAAAATATTTTAACCTACCTATTGCAAAAATAAAATGTAGCAGGTACAATCACTCAAACACTAACAGACAGGAGTGATAATGAAGTTCACAAACAAGTTCAACTTACCTCAGACATTTGTCAATGTAATCCATCGACCAACGTACTCCAAAGGTAAGGCACACATCTCTGCAACTGAGATCATCAACTCACCTCGCATCGTCCAGTTAAAAAAGAAACACTGGGATGACATCGAGCAAGATGCAAGTGAGATGGTGTGGTCACTCTTTGGTTCTGCTGTTCACAATATTTTGGAACACGGCAAAGACAAACATCACATCGTTGAAGAGAGATTGAACATTGAGTTTGAGGGATGGAAGATCTCTGGTGCGATTGACTTACAAGAGCTAGAGCCTAACGGGACTATGACGATCAGTGATTACAAAGTTACTGGCGCATGGGCAGTGATGAATGAGAAGGATGACTGGCACCGCCAATTAAATATTTATGGATGGTTGGTGGAGAAGGTTAAGAAGGTACCCGTGGGTAAGCTTCAGATCATTGCCATCATTCGTGACTGGTCTGCCCGCGATGCCGCATCTAAAGAAGGTTATCCACAATCACCAGTGGCCACGATTGATATTCCACTCTGGTCATTCGAAGAGCGTGAAGCATTTATCACGAAACGAATCTACGACCACGGCACTGCTCTGTTTGAGATGGAGACAGATGGCGAGATGCCAGACTGCACACCCGAAGAAATGTGGGAGAAGAAAACTTCCTATGCTTTAAAGAAGGATGGGAACGTTAGGGCAAAGAGTGTTCACGAGACACTTGAGGAAGCCGAGAAAGCACTGGCGAAGTCCGAAGAGACGGCCAAGAAGAACGAGAAGTTTGTAATCGAAGTAAGACAAGGAGAAAGAACACGATGCCGCAGTTACTGCCAAGTATCAACGTTCTGCACTCAATACCAAAACTACCTAAAGGAAATTCTATGAAACCAGTTAGCCTATCGCTCACACAAGAAAGTGCTGAGATGATTATCCGTGCATTGATTGAGATGCCGTTCAAGCAAGTCAATCAATTGATCCACTACATCGACCATGAGATTGCTATCTCTCAGCAGCAGATGCCGACTAACACAGTCACTGTTTCGACTAAGACATACAAGTACGGCGTAAAGAAAGACGGTACTCCAAAGAAGCGCCCCGGTCGTCCATCTATTAAATGAGGTGAATCATGGAAAAAGCAGAACTCAGAAAAGCATGGAGACATACGATAGATCGTGACGGTGGCCACTGCCCCGTGTGTGATCGTTGGGGCAAAGTCTATGCACGTAACATCAACAAGTCTATGGCCAAGTCTTTGATCTGGTTATGTACTGCGAAGGCCGATGAAGCTGGCTGGGTCAACGTTCCTGTTAATGGCCCGCAGTGGGTTGTTAGAACCAATCAACTGCCAACACTTCGTTGGTGGGATCTTGTTGAGCGTAGACCTAATACAGAAGACGAAAAGAAAAAACACTCCGGCTACTGGAGAGTTACGCAAACTGGTTTGGACTTTGTACTTAAACACACACGAGTCCCAAAGAAAGTATTCACATACAACGGTGAAGTCGAAGCTACAAGCTTGGAGACAGTGTTTATCGAAGACTGTTTCAAAGAGTTCTTTGACTACCAAGATGTGATGAATACATATTTTAAAAAAGGAAAGTAAATGTCAGTCCATAAAAAGCTAATGCAAGCTAGGGTCAAGCTTCAATCCACAGAGATGAAGAAGTCTGGTCTCAATAAGTTTGCCGGCTATTCATACTTTGAGTTGAGTGACTTTATCCCTCATGTTCAAACCATCTTCAACGACCTTGGCCTGTGCGGTGTCGTGACGTTTAGCACTGAGTATGCCCAACTATGCATCACAGATGTAGATGACGGCACGGTCATTGTGATTACCAGTCCAATGGCCGAAGCTAATCTCAAAGGTGCACACCCTATCCAAAATTTGGGCGCAGTTTTGAGCTACCAACGTCGCTACCTTTGGATGGCCGCTTTAGAGCTTGTGGAAGGGGACGCAGTAGATTCAGCGCCTCCCGTAGAAGCACCGAAGCCAGAACCTAAACCTGAGCCAGTTAAGAAGACACCAGTTCCTCTGAAGATGGAAGGCCGTGACGATAAGTCTTGGCACCTCATCGTAGAGAAGGAACCCGGAGACTCATCAGAATCTTGGATCACAGCAGTAGTAGACATCACGAAGATGGGTCTAGCAGAGACTCATAACGAAGCTGAAGTCATGAAGCTGTTTACCAACAACAGAATTATCTTTGATCGTCTGAAGTTAGAAGACGTTGAGAGATATACCGCGCTCATGGGCGCATTCAAAACCCGTAAAGAAGAACTGAAAGGATAATCATGGCTACTAAATACCCAAACTCAGGAATGCTCGGCAAAGCTAAGCAGCCTAAGATCAACCCCAACTCACCAGACTACACTGGAAGTATTGATGTTGACATCTCTCTCATCAAAGAGATGTTGGAAGATGCCCGTCAAGAGGGCGCTGACTCTATCAACATGAAGCTTGGTGCTTGGATTAAAGAAGGACAGTTTGGAAAGTTCTTCAGTATCAAAGTGAACAACTATAAGAAACCTGCACAACAGCGTGAGGTTCCTGCTGACGACAGCGATATACCTTTTTAGTACTAAAGTATTAACTTTGTATGAAAACAAGCCAGTTTGAAAGCGTCAAGGTAGCTCTCAAGCAAGATAAGACTGGGTTCGTATTGACACTCTCAATACACCCAGACGAATTGCCGGAGGAGATACTGCGTGACTTCGTAGGTGCAAGGTACCAAGTAGTTATGGTACGTCTTAATAACGAAGAGCGTCCAATGAACAGAGAGCAAGAGCACTCTAACGATGGCGTTCGAACGGCTGGGATTCTCAGCAGAGACTCTCAGTTCCACAAGTTTCTCTACGACGGTGGCCACATCTTCATTGCTAACGAAGAGGAAGCAACCAGTTGGTTAAAAGAGTACTTGGAAATTAATTCAAGAACAGAAATAAAAGACAGTGCCCGTGCTCAAGAAAAGCTACGTGGCATAACACAGGAGTTTTCAGCATGGAAGATAACCGCTTAGTACCTTACTCGGTACATCTTAAACGGGAGGTGTACGACAAACTAAAGCTAGCCGCTGGTCAGCGCAAAGCTTCTGCCCTTGTGCGTGATGCTATTACGATGATCGTCGAAGGCGATGACGAGTTCAATGGTGGATACAACAAAGGTATCCGCGATGCGATCTCTGTGATTGGTGAGGACGAACTTGCTACGAGCCTTGCGTACAACGGTGACACTGTTGCCGATCTGTTGGCCGAGAAACTTTCAGAGATGATTGTTTCTCAGAACACAAAAGGTAAATCAAATGGCAAGAAAAAAGCCTGAAGGTGTAAAGAGTCTGGTCAAGTTGGAGCCTGTCTCTCTTGACCAGATTACGATGCTTGACTTCTTTGCAGCCTTTGTCCTTATGGGCTTAGCCGGCGGAGAGGACATGCAAGAGAACGCTCGCATGGCTTACGACCAAGCCGAAGAGATGATGTTTCAAAGGATGGAAAGATGAACCGCAAAACCCAGATAGAACAATTAGAGAAATTAGTTAGCGATGCTCAACGTGCAATGAACGTGCAAGAAATTACTTGGATGGAGGAGTGGGAGGCTGCTCGCAATCCATTTATTGCTATCAACGAATGGAATAAGAATCACGACCGCAGGATGGTCTACATCCAGCCGTGGCTTGATGCCAAAGCAGAATTAACAAAATTAAGGAGTAAAGAATGACTGTAATTTATGGCGGGAAGATGGCCTTCCCTATACCGAACACTGGCCACGGCGCACCCTTTGATATGGGTATGTCTCTTAGAGACTACATAGCTATCCATGCTATGCAAGCAATACTTCAGAACTATGATCCTGTAACTACTTTTGAGGACGATGGGTTTCAAGATGAAGAAAGCATGTCAAAGTTAATTGCGAAAGATTCTTACATCATGGCAGATGCCATGCTAGAGCACAGGGTGTCTGGTGAACAATAAACTAACCGCCAAGCATAGGCTTCACATAGGCAGAGTCAAGGAACTACCTTGCTCTGTCTGTGATGCTCCTCCACCTAGCGCCGCCCACCATGTTAAACAGCATCAGCAATACACAGTGGTAGCCCTGTGTACTGACTGTCACCAAGGCCCAATCATGGGCTGGCACGGCCAGAAAAGAATGTGGGCTATCAAGAAGATGGATGAGTTAGACGCTCTAGCAGTCACCATTGAAAGACTATTGGAATGCAGGTAACTTGTGTACTTACTTCATGCGGTAGGTTTGAACTTCTGGATAGAACTCTGCGTTCTTTCTTTGAGTTCAATACATTCCCCATCAAGAGCTTCATCATTATTGATGACTCAGGGTATATAAATGCGGCAATAACTATCAAAGAAATGATTGACAAGATCAAGATTCATGAGCCGCCGCAGTTCACAGTCATAGCAAACGAGCACAATATTGGCCAAACCAAGTCAATAGATTGGGCTTACTTCCACGTAGAAACAGATTACATCTTTCACATTGAGGATGATTGGGAGTTCTATGCACCCGGTTTCATAGAAGAATCTGCACTAATAATGCAGAGTAATCCTTGGATCATCACAGTTTGGTTAAGAGCGCACAACGATACGAATGGCCATCCAATAGAGAAGCTAAGGGATCTGGAGTACCCATTGATGTCACTTGGGTATGCTGATTGGTGGCATGGGTTTACTTGGAACCCCGGACTACGCAGGTTAAAGGACTATGAGATGGTCGATGGCGAGGCCGCAGCAGGCAGGCACTATATGCGTAAAGGATTTAGAGCAGCCATCTCCAATAAAGAAGATGGCTACGTTAAACACATAGGCTGGGATAACTCAACAGCCCACATAGAAGGAACTAACAAGGCGTAGAAAACTTTTAATTTTTCTACTTCATTGATTTACGAACATCTTCAGCTTGTTTGGCAAGCATAGAGATTAACTCTTTCATCTGGTCAATCTGCTCCCGTTTCGTAGCTCCATCCATATTAGTGTCGTTTGTAACAATACTAATCTGCTTACGGATGTTGGCCATCTGTTTAGAAGTCTGGGTGTACATCTTCTGAAGAGCAATCTTGTCGCCCTTCTCTTCCATGATCTCTTGGACTTTATCCATCTCACCAATCTCAGCATAGTGACGCATGTCGGCAAAGGCTTGTTGGATCTGCTTGTTGCTCTCGTAGAACGCAGTGGTGTACTGAGACATGTTAGAAGGAAGACTCTTGACAAATCCAAGGCTGGCCTTGTCCATCCATTTGGTATCTGGATACTCACCGTCTTTAAACGGCATGACAGCGTACATAGAAGTAGAGGCAATCGTCCCACCTAACCAGCCAAAGTAACCTTTAATAGCATATTCCACCTGAACTGGGCTTAACTCTGCTTTTTCTGGTAATGCAATGTTAAGTATAGGAGACAAAGCCATAGCCAAAGGACTTGTGGTATCAGCTTTACGCTCAGCTTTAGACAGGGCTTCCATACCGGCAGTCTCAATAGGCGCACCAGTGAAGCTATCTTTGTTAGAGTACAGATCCACAATAGGTTTAAATATTTGTGGTGTAAAGTTCATTGCAAAGGTGTCCCACAGCATACGGCTAAGAGCACTGGTAAACTGTTTACCTTCAGAGTCAGCATCAAAGATTTGCTCGGCTGTGCGCTCGGCTACTGTACCCAAAGCACCGATCTCGAACGGCTTAGGAATACGAAGAGCCGCTTCCATACCGGGCAGACGAATCCACCAGAAGTTATCTCTATCCCAGTCACTGCGTTTCTGGAACTCTTCGTCATCTTTAAAGCCAGCATACAAAGCAAGAGAAGCAAGACAAACCGCGCTTGTAATGATAGAGAAAGCCTGAGCCTTCTTCTTATCGTTAAGGTCAATCTCTTTACCAGTCAATGAGTTGTAGAACACTCGGCCAGTTGGAATAATACCGTCACGACCCAGCTTGTATAAGCCTTGGATACGTGCGTTCATAAACGGTACGACCTGAGTCAGGTAACGGAATGCACTAAACGATCCTTGCATGGAGAAGTCCATCAAGTCACGAGCTTCAAACGATGCTTGTAAATGAGACAGTCCCCGCTCACGCAACTGGTTGTACAAAGCCATGCGGTTAGCGGCTTCAGACTTGTTACCTAGTTCTTCATACTTGTCAAAGAGCTTAGACAAACCGGCTTTGATTTTATCTGGGGTATCTAAAATATCAGACTCTTTAACACCTTTTTCAATCAATCTTTTAATTAGTTTAGATTGATTACCCTCATAAGCCGTACCAAAGTTAAAGATAGCACCACCGGCCAAAGCGGAGATATGTGCAGGATTGTTCTTGTCTGTAGCTATCCAGCCATCTACCACGTTGGCAAAAGGATTCTTTTTTAAGTCAGACACAGCCATAGCTTGTACGGAATCACGGAACAAGTTGTTTACCTTGAACGCTGGAGACATCGTAACGCCGTACTGCAAGAGGTTCTTGAAGTCACGAGATACATCAAGGAACTTATTCTGTGGCCCTAAGTA